GCCTGATGACGTTTGATTATCTGCATCAAGAATAATATCTGTTGTTGCATCAAGTGTAATAGTAGAACCTGAATCTATTTCTGTAATTATAGGAGTTGTTAGTGTTTTGTTTGTTAAAGTCTGTGAATCTGTAAGAGTAGCAACTGTACTGTCAATATTTAAAGTAACATCACCAGAAGTACCACCTCCAGATAAACCAGTTCCAGCAACTACTGAAGTAATATCTCCAACTGTAGGTGTTTGAAAAGATGGAACCGCTCCAGCACCTGCCGAAGTTAATACTTGACCAGAACTACCTGTTGCAACAGCAACTGGGTTTCCACTTGTGTCATATGAAATAATATTACCATCAGTTCCTGGTGCCATTTTTCCTAATGTGATTGCGTCATCTTGAATTTCTCCTGTAGCTATCCCTAAATCTTTTATTGTTATTGCTCCAGAACTAGCAGCAAAGTTATCTGAACTGAATGATGCAGCTCCTTTAGCAGATGTAGAAGCGTCAGCTAGGTTAATAGTAACATCTCCCGCAGTTCCACCGCCTGATAAATTTGTACCAGCAGTAACTGCTGTAATATCTCCAACTGTAGGTGATTCAAAAGAAACTGCACCAGATCCATTTGTTGTTAAAACTTGATTAGATGAACCATCTGATGTTGGTAATGTGTAAGCTGATAAAACAAAATTAGATCCATTACCTTGAATTATTTTACCACCTGTTGTAGCTAATCCTGCTACGTCTTGTAATTGTGCATCTAGTCTTGCATTAGCAACAGTTCCACTAGCTATGTTACTTGCATTTAAAGCTGTTAAAGCAGAACCATTTAAAGCTGGAAGTGTAGCTGGAAATCTTGCGTCAGGTACCGTTCCTGAAGCTAAATTTGAAGCATTTAATGCTGTTAAAGCTGATCCATTATTTGCAATAATATTACCACTTGCATCTAACATAACTGCTTTAGATGCTGGTAGTGTTACAAATACATCTTTAGTACCTGCAGAAAAATTTACTGCAGAATCACTATTAGATGATGATATCACTGTAGTTCTAGCTAAAGTTCCGGCACCTACAGTTCCAAGTCCTACTTCAAATTCTGTAGGAACATTTTGATTTTGAATTGTGTAGTAAGTAGTGTTTGAATTACCTATTGCTGATGAAAAAGTTTCGAAACCAGGTACAGCACCGTCTAGGCTAAATGTACTCGCACCTGTAGTGGTAGATGTTTCTTTAATCCGATCATTGACAGCAAAGGCCATTTAAACTCCTTAAGCTATTCTTATTAATCCAGTCGTTGCGTTAGCAGTTGGAAACTGTAATTCAAAAGTTCCATTTGTAGAAGTTTTAACTCCTCCAAAATCTAAAACTGCAATTGCAGCATTAGCATTAGAATTATTGTACAGTAAAGCAGCTTGAGCAGATATAGTTGCATTTGGAAATGTAACATTATCAGCATCAAAAATTGCAGTAGTTCCATCTACACTAATAGCTACATTAGTTAATGTCTTTCCACCCGTAGTATAGTTAGTTCCAGATGCAGATACTTCGTTACCTGTTATATAAACAGATGTAGTTCCATTTAAAGTTGCCGCATTAGTATATAATGCACATTTAAGAGTTTGAGCAGCAAGGTTTCCACCAGGCGACATCAAGTCTTGTTTAAATACTGTGCAAATCGCTTGTGTTATTGCCATATTATTGTCCTCCAGTTAATGTGTTTGTACCAACAGGGCTACCAGGAAACTTATAGTCAGTTCTTCTTCTTCTACGAGCTTCATTGTTAACGGTAGCAACTCTTGTATTATACAAATTTGTATATATAGTATAATCTTCTATGTTCTTTGTAAAGAGATTTGCTTGAGCTAAACAACCAAATAACAAAACATCTGAAATATTTTCAGTATACCAATTAGTAGTATTAGTATTGGATAAAGGATTAATTTTTCCTTGATATCCTAATTTTAAAGTATAATTTTGATCTGGAGTAGGAGCTAGATATACTCGATCATCATCAAAATTAGCAAAATATTTAGGTTGATCTTTAAGAGAAGAATCAGGCCAATACTCTTGACAAAAAGCTAAAGTTTTTAATTCTAAATAACTTACATTAGATCCTACTGTAATAGTTAAATAATTAAATAACATAGGTTCAATAGAAGTAGGAAGATTTACAAATCTATCTCCAGCTATCGCTGTAGTAGTTACATTTTCATTAAATCCTATAGGGTCTATATCTCTTGATAAAGAATCAAATGTATTATCAATAAAAGTATCTAATTGATTAGTAAAATCAGTTCCTGTATTTTCAGCCCATGTTTGTATATCAGTCTTTAGACTGCTGTATGTCATTGCCATCTTTTATTACCTCATCAACTTTAAATTTAGTCCAAACGTGTCCTGCAAATGGATAAGTTCCATAGTGCGTTAAAGGACTTTGAAGATCAGCATGTATCTTACCGCCTATTTTTTGCCATAATCTACAAAAAGCATAATCCTCTGATAGATATCTATTACTTTTTTCATCAATAATACAGTCAAAAAATGCATAACAATTGTCACTACCATATCTTTTTCCATTAACTATTTGATCACTAGTGTATTTAAGATTAGGATAAGCTTCTATCATTTTATAAAATACTTCTTTTTTAATACACATAAATCCAGTTGCAGCCTCTAATACTTCAGTAAAACCTTTTTCTAATTCGATTTTATTAGGATCTGAAAAATTTAAATTATAACCTAAAGCTCGTTGTTCTAAATTTTTATCACTTACTTTAAGTAGATCAGGAATTTTATCCCATTCAATAGATTTTCTAGGATATATTCCACAAGCTATATCGTAACCTGATTCTAAAACACGCCTTACAGCTTCTCCTCTAAATCCTATATCTGCATCAATAAACATTAAATGAGTAAGACCATCTGAATCTTCTTTATCAGCATCTAAAAACTGACTTACTAAAGTATTTCTAGCTCTTGTAATTAAACTTTCATTACCAATAGTATTTAATTGAACTTGAAAATTATTTTGAGCACCTACTCTAGTTAAATCCATTATTCCATGTAAGTAAGCTTCAGTAAGTTGACCACCATAACAAGGCGTTGCAATCATTACTTTTAATTTTTTATTTTTTATCATGTTACAACAGTAACACTTCCTAATGTAACCTGTAACAAATTTGTGTTAGTTGTATACCAAGTAGTTGGCAATGTTGCAACTCCAACATAAACAGATTGCCCTGATGTATTTTGAAATCCAGGTAAAACAGTTACTTGATTAGGAACACCACCTGTTTGAGAGCCAGGTAATCCTCCTCCAGTTCTTGCTGCTTGAGTTGCACTTATATTAGCTTGAGGTCTAGCATTTTGTAAAGTTTGTGCATCAGTAAAATAAGTTAAATCTAATTGAGGTTGTTTAGGTTCCCACTCTGAAGTATGAACAAACATTCCAGTCCATTCAAATACCATTTCTTGATAAGGAAATGACATACCCGATCTATCTGATATTGCTTTTGCATATTTTCCACCAGAAAATTTTGCTGAAGGTGCTCTATGAGGTCTAGTACTTGCTGGAACTCTAGCCATTATGAATAAAAACTATTCCCTGTTGCTGGTATAATTCTAGTTGAAGGAGTATCATCACCAGCAATTAATCTCTGATAAGCTTCTTCATAATCTACTTTTAAAATTTGTTGAGTTTGAGGAGTTACACCTGTTCTTTTTTTAGAAAGATAATAAGCAAGTCCTGCGCACATACACTCGAAAGCTCTAAAAGGTACATCTATATTTTGTTGTACTCCATTTACTGTAGAAGCTGTAATATCTTCTATTTTTCTCATACGATAATAAGTAATATTATAATTAGTATCAGGAGCTGGATAAATTTTAAGTACAGGAGTACTTAATCTTTGTAAATAATATTGTGTAGGTCTAGCTTCAGTAGTTTTATTAGAAATAGCAGCATAGTCATTTAATCCTAATGCTGTCATTGCAAATTCAGTTCCATCACTTATTTGAAGATTTGCATTAATTATATCTATTGTATCACTTGCTAAAGTGTATTCAGTTGTTCCAGTTTTAATAGCTAAAGTTTGATATTCTACTGTCCATTGGTTATAACCTCTGTTAGCCCAATCACTAAACATTATATTTAAACTTCGTCTAGCAGACCTTACATCATAACCTAAAATAGGATCACCTCCTATTCTATCATATGCTTCTTGTATTACATCATTTACTGTTAAAGTAAAAGTTGAAGTTCCCGATAAAGCCATATTTCTCCATTATGCAAAAAATGCTGTAACTCCACCAACATCAGTTAAAGTTGCTTGTAAAGATGTACCAAATCTTACACCGTCACTTGGTAAATTAATATTAACTGGTCCTGATGCTGCACTTGCAGATGTAGATACTGTAAATTTACTTGTTCCTCCATCCTTAAAAACTACTGTGCCTGCACTACCTGTTGGTGTAATTATAAAAGCTTTTAATCTAGTAGGTCCACTAAATAATGTTTGTGTACCTCCAGTAGTAGAAGTAAAAGCTACATTTAAATCCGATCCTGCCATTTTTTTCTCCTAAATTAAATTATATTTTCGTAAGTTTTCATATAATAACCCAACTCTGTCAGCATTGACAGAAGGTTTTAGATAATCATTAATTATTTCTTTAGCCATCATATTTCCTGTATCTATAGCTTTTAAATTAATATTATCTGTCTTAGATCCTTCTAAGGATTCATTTTTTACTGGAATTTGTTCTTGACCTCCACCAAATGTATCAATTACTTTTTCTATATTTTTTAATTTTTTTTCTAAATTATCTTCTTTTTTCTCTCTTTGAATATCAAAAACTTCTTTTTCTCTTTCCATAACTTCTTCAGTTGAAAGATCAATTAATTCACTATCTCTTTCTTTAAGACGTTGTGCTATTTTTTCATTTAAAGGATCTATAAATTCTTCTTTATCAGTATCAATATTATTTTTACCGAATGATTTAAAAGCATCACCTATTTTTTTAAAATCTTCAAACATATTTTAAATGAGGGCCCGAAGGCCCTCTAATTATTTATTATAAATCTGCTGCCACTGCAATAGAATTATTTTGTAAATACATAACAGTTACTGTTGCTGCACCTGTAGTACCATTGCCATTAGCACCTGTAAAATCTGCTAATACTTGTATATCAGTTGTACCAACATTAGTTGCTTCTGTATCTAAAGTACCGTGAGTAGTTGCTAAACCTTTAACAGTCTGTGTAGCTATAAATGCATCTGCATCCGCTACTGTTCCCACTGAAACAGTTGCTGCACCACCATCATTATTTACAGTTGTTACATTAAGTATAACGTCAACTATTTGTGAGTTTGCTGGAACTACTGCACATACTTGATTAAGATGTGAAGCACCAATAATATCAACTATTACTGATTGTGCCATTAAAACTTGACCAGTATTTTTTATACTATCGCCAAGTGCTGTTCCTGTTGTTTGTGATATCGTTCCCGCTTTTATTGGTCCCGAAAATGTTGTTGTTCCCATATGTCTATCTCCTATAATAGTCTGCTTTCGCAGTCGTTTGGGGTTAGTTTAAAAATACTAGGCGTATTGCTACGCCTAGTATTAATTAGTTATTATGCTACGCCTTCAGATCCGTATACACCTCTCCAGTCTGTAAAACCGAAGCTGTATCTTTCTCTGCACTTGTATCTTAGGTTACCAGTTTCAAAATCGCCTTCAACAGCTTTTTTGATTGGTGATCTAACAAAGTGTTTCATTCCATCTGGGCAATCAGTTAAGATAAAATACTGATCAGGGTTAGTAAATCTTTGATTTACTATTACACCTTCAGGTATCATACCCATGTTTCTCATTGCATTGATATCATTGTCAGCAGTACCAGGTCTTAAATTAGACTTGATAATTCTTTCTGCAATGAACACCAATTGAGGTGGAACTGCAAGTTTTCTTCCAGATAACGCAACAGGTATGCTTCTATCATCTACAGCAGTTGAGATTTGAACTAAAAGTGTCTCTAAAGACGTTTCAGATAAATCCGCAGGT